ATGGAATGAGGGCCGCAGAATGATGAACATGCCTGACATTGGACCGGACGGAGATAAGCGTTTTCATCCCGCGAACTGGATGGAGGACGGGGTCGAGCCGGTGCAAAAGCTTGCTCCAGTTGTGCAGAATCCGGCGCAAACGCCGGACAAAACACCACCCGAAACGCCACAGAACAAGGTTTTGCGGGCCATGATTGCCAGTTCGGTGACGAATGCACTGCAGATCGAGAAAGACCGCATTGTCCGGGCGTCAAAGCGGTCGGACGGTTTTCTGTCGGCTGTGGATTCGATTTATCAAACATGGACTGACACATTCACGGCTGATCTCGGCTGGCAGTCTCCGGAAACGGTCGTGGCAATCGCCAAACATACCGAGGAAAGCAAGCGGCAAGTTATGGATGTGGCTGGCGTGGCAACAAGTTCAACGCTCGAGACTCACGTCAGGGATCTTGTTGCGTGCTGGTCTGATCGCGGTGAAATTCTGGTTGATAATCTTTTGAAGGCGGCGGTGAAATGAGACCACAAACAAAACTTACGGCAACAATTCCAGCACTTCGGGATTCCGTGTTCGACTCAAACTTCAAAATTACTTGCTCAGTTCAGGCCGACAGCGTAGACGTATGGCTTCACGGAATCGTCGGCGACGAATACACGCAAACGGACTCGGCATCAATCAGCAAAGTGCTAATGTCGAACCGTGGGAAGCCTCTGAACCTGTACGTCAATTCCCCTGGCGGGCTGGCCTACGATGGGGTTGCGATCTTCAACGCGATTCAGGCCCACACGGGACCGACTACGGGCATCATTGAAGGGCTGGCAGGATCGGCGGCCAGTCTTGCGGTCATGGCCTGCGATACGATCAAGGCTTACGCTACCAGCAAGTTCCATCCACACTATTCGCTGTGCATTGCAATGGGCCACAAGGCTGACATTGCAGACACGCTGCTGATGATGGAAAAACTGGACGCGGATCTCGAACAACTTTACGCGACACGCACGGGAAACTCCGTTGAGGTTACGAAGTCTCACCTAATTGGGCCGCATGGTGACGGAACGCACTTCACAGCGGCCGAAGCAAAGGCTGCGGGCTATGTTGACGAAGTCATTCAGATCACTGGCAAGGCTCCGCAGGGCAGCAAGCCGAAGAACTCAGTCAGTGCCGATCGTTTGCGAATGTGGAAACGAGCATTGACACGGTGACAGCTAGTCGCTAACAATTCACGCATCAGCTCGGCGACCCATGAGGGCACGCGGGCAAATTTCGATCTGATGTTCATGAGCAGCATTTGATCGCTCAGTTTTGGTTTCACCAACACTGTCAGCGACCGAATGCTGTTTTCGTTTGGTCCTGACTCAAAATTAAAGGATCAAACACAGTGGACGAATTTCAGAAATTGGTTGGCGAGCGAACCGCCCTTCTCGATCAGGCACAAGCACTGGTTGACGCAGGCGTAACGGCTGGCTCACTCAGCGAAGACGACGACAAGAAAATTGGCGAATTGCACGCTCAGGCAGAAACCCTGACTGCAAAAATCAACGATCTGCAGGCGGCAAACGATCGAGCCGCGAAAGCACAGGACGCACAGAACAAGCTGAAGGCAACTCGCCTGAATCCGCTTGTGAACCGGATCAAAATGATTGGCACGAATGCTCCGGCAATGCCATCAAATGGCGGAAACGGTGCGTTCAAGCTGCCCGCCAATGTCCGCCGAGCAAACCCAAGCAACTTCGCTCCGCACGCTGACGAAGCAGGACGGCAGCCAGTCGAGCGTGCTTACCGCTTCGGCCAGTGGGCACTTGCCACCGCCACAATGTGTATGCCTGGCAAGTTCCAGTTCTACAACTCTGTTGAGTTCTGCCAGCAGAACGGGCTGATGAACGTTCACGGCGAAGGCGGCGGCGACGTTTCCGGGGCTGGAATCTTCGTTCCTGACGAATTTTCGACAGACATCATTCGTTTGGTCGAGCAGTACGGCGTTATTCGTCGTCTGGTTCCGGCAACGCTCATGAAGTCGGAAACCAAGACGACTCCGCGACGTGTCGGCGGGCTGACGGCTTACGCGGTCGGTGAAAACACCGCAGGGACTGAGTCAGACGCTGAATGGAACGAGGTAAAGCTCGTTGCCAAAAAGTGGATGGTTCTGACTCGCATGAGCAACGAGCTGTCCGAAGATTCTGTGGTTTCAATTGCCAATGAATTGATTCGCGAAATCGCTCTGGCATTTGCTTACGCTGAGGACTTGGCGGGCTTTACCGGAACCGGCACATCGACGTTTAACGGCATCGTGGGAATTCTCACGAAGCTTGACACGCTGACGGCTGGAACTGCTCCGGGCCTGATTCTTGGTGCGGGCAATGCCTACAGCGAACTGACGCTGGCGAACTTCAGTAGCGTTGTGGCCGCTTTGCCACAGTATGCAGCCGCAAGCCCTCGCTGGACCTGCCATCGCACGTTCTTTTACAACGTGATGCAGCCTTTGGCTCTGGCTGCTGGCGGAACGACTGCGGCCGACATTGCCAACGGCATCGCAGCACAGTTTCTCGGCTACGCAGTCGAGTTTTCTCAGGTGATGCCATCAGTGGCGGCAAATAGCCAGATTCCTGTCATCTTTGGCGATCTCGCACTGGGCTGCCAGTTTGGTGATCGTCGCATGATGAACATTGAGTTCAGCGATCAGGTTTCCGTTGGCGGCCAATCAGTTTGGGAACGCGATCAGATCGCAGTGAAGGCAACCAGCCGAAACGATTTTGTGTGCCACGACTTTGGAACCAACTCGGCTGCAGGGCCAATCGTTGGTTTGGAAATGGCCGGAAGCTAATCGACGGCTGACACGATACGCGGGGCTTCGCGTTGAAGCCCCGCATTCTTTGCGAATCATCCTGTAAGGGGAAACCATAGTGAATCATTTGAGCACAAAACTGGTAAGCGTCACGCCACCAGCGGCAATCAGCGACAACGCCACGCTAACGACTGGCGAAATCGACACGCTTGGCTGGCGATTTTTGGACATCATCGTCTACCTCGGAGCAACCGACATTGCTATGGCGGCGTTGTCTGTCACTCAGTCTGACACTGCCGGAAGCGGTCACGCAAACATCACCGGCCTCATCTGGGGAACGTCAACGAACATCGACGGCAGCACTTCAGCGTTGCCATCGGCTACGGATGACAATCTGTTTCAGCGGGCTCGAATCGACCTGAAGGGCAAGAAGCGTTACATCGACGTGACGGCTACGACCGGCGACGGTGCGGCCGGTTCATTCGTTGCAATTCTGGGCATTCTGAGCCGTCCGGAAGTTTCACCAGCATCCGCGAGCGAAGCGGGCTGCAACGAAATTTTGGTGGCGTAATCATGCAGACAATCACGTTCCTTCGTGGTTGGCAAGGGCGGGCCGTGGGGTCGCAAGACTCACGGCTACCTCTTGGCATCATGAAGACTCTGGTTATGGCTGGCACTGCTGAGTTCACGACTCAGGGGATTCAGCAGCCTCAGCATCAAGCCAAAAAGCACCGATCGAAACGATGAGCACAACCTACAAAGTCACGACTGAGCCGACGACTGAGCCGATCACTCTTGATCAGTTCAAAGATGCTCTGCGCGTGACTGGTTGTGACTTTGATGAACAGCTCACCGAACTGCTGAAGGTGTGCCGCAAGCAAGTGGAGCACGACAGCTATAGGAAGTTGATCACTCAGACGGTGACGATGTACATGGACGACTTCCCGGATGATGACGAAATTGAAATTCGTCTTGCGCCGGTGTCATCTATCACATTCGTGAAATACTACGACGAATCAGAGACGCTTCAGACGTTGCCATCAACGGACTACTGGACAAATTTGATTGAGACGCCTCCAGAGATCGAACTGAAGCTTGGCTATTCGTGGCCAATGGTTCAGATCGAGCGACCAAACGCAGTTCAGGTTGAAATGGTTTGCGGATACGGGGCAGCATCAGCCGTTCCAGTCGAAGCGAAGCTGGCAATCAAAGAACTCGGCAAGATGAACTGGAAAGACTGCACAGGAAGTCGGGCAGTCTATGACAGGCTGATGCATCAACTGGCCTGGACTGGCTACGGAGTGGCGCAGCGATGACATGCCTCTCCGAATATGACAAGAAGGTGACGATTCAAAAGGCTGTTGGCACTGCTGATGCTCACGGACACGTCGACCTGACAACGGCAAGCAACTGGCAAATCTACGCGACAGCATTCTGCAAGGTCATCACAAAGGGCGGTCGAGAGTTTTGGAAAGTGCAGCAGGTCAACGCGGACACGGATCAGGCTTGGACAACGCAATGGACAAAGACGCTGCAAAACGTGACGCCTGACATGCGGTTGATTTTTGAGGGAAACACCTACGAGATTTTGACGGCGATTGACGTGAACATGGACCATGAGGAGATTCAGATTTTGACCCGTCGCAAGGTGGTGTGATGTCTGCGGTGAGCGGGGTTCCAGAATTGGATCGAGTATTTAAGGAATTATCGAAAGGAATGGCCAACAAAATTGCACGGCCAGGGCTTGTGAAGGCTGGCAGAGTTGCGGCAAAAAAGGTGAAGGCAAGCATTCCAGCAAGATACAAGGGGATTCGCAAAGCAATCAAATCGCGGTCGGTCAAAACGAAATTCAATGGCGGCGTGGCAGGCGTAAAGGTCGGGGCGGGGGTAGCTCGGAAGAAAGAATCGGACAAAGACAGAAGCGGCAAGAAGGGCGTTGGAATTGGTGCTCGCAACGTGCATTGGTGGTACGTTGGAACTGGCGAGCGCAAAACCAAATCAGGCAAGAGAACGGGGCTGATGCCCAAACAAGCTGTCGGGGTTTCTGATGTCGTGATGTCAGAAAAAGGCGAGTTGAACGAGATTATTCGTCGTGGGATAGAAAAAGGGATCTGGAAGGAAACTGTCAGGCAGGCCAGAAAGCAGTTATGAAAAGCGGATTGGTGTCACTGCTGACGAACGAATCAACGGTCAACGCAATTTGCGGATCGCGAGTCTACGTCAACAAGGCACCACAAAAAGCAGCATTCCCGCACATCGTGATCACTCAGATGAGCAGCGAAGAAAACGGAAGCATGGACGGTGGATCAGGGCAACTTCGATTCATCAACTTTGACATCGATTGCAGGGCAACGACAAGCGTCAAGTCAGAAGAACTGGCCAACGCTGTCAGAGTGTTTATTGATGATTACTCCGGAGCGGCCGGAAGCTACACGATTGGGGCGGTCGTCATGAATGACGAAAGCGACGACTACGAACCGCCACAGGATGGTTCCGATATTGGCGTCCATGTCGTGACGCTGGATCTTGATGTTCAGTTCAACACATAAGGGAAAAGACAATGGCCAAGATTCGGTGCAAAGGCACGATCATCAAGCAGACAATTTCGGCATCGCTGACAGCGGTTGCTCAGATCACTGACTTCAATCACGACGGTGCGGAATCTGAAACGTTTGACGCAACGACGCTGGACACATCCGGAGCCGGAAAAGAGTACAGTCAAACAGGCTACTCAGAAGGCGGAAACTTCGGGTTTACGATTTTCTACGATGACACGCTCGCCGGTCATCAGGCGATTACTGACCTTGTGACGACTCCTGCCGCATGCGTTTGGAACATCACCACCACGGCAGCCACAGCAGCAGCCATGCAGTTCACGTCTGCAGGGATTGGATTCGGGTTCACCGGTGCGATGAACGACGGGTTAAAGGCGGATGTCAGCCTGAAGATTACCGGCCTGCTTGCGTACTCAACATAATCGGAGTTGGCCTTGAAGATCAAGTTTGTGCGATCAGACAACGGCGTAGCGGCTGCGTTCGACATTCTGGAAAACGCAGATCAGATCGACAGAAGCTCCGGGCAACCATTTTGGAAGCTTGGAGCGGTTGTTGAGGTCGACCGGCGCGGGGCTCAGTTGCTTGTCGGCAATGGAGACTGTGAGCCTGCAGACGCAGAAGCCGAGGAGGCTTGTAAGGGCTGGACGAACAGGCGGGCAGACGTGCTGCTGTCTCGCGAAATGCTGGCCCGTGCAATTGATCCAGAGGACCGCGAGCGATTCCGCAACGGCGAAATTCTTGGCTACGACGAAAACGGAAACGACATTCCCGGCCCGAATTGGATCGAGCCGGATGACGATGACACTGAAGAGGATGACGAATGAGAGTTATTGCGACGGCGGAACAGTTTCTGACAGCCCCAGAACTGGCACAAGCGAAGAAGGATGTGCCAGTCCCTGAACTTGGTCCGGGAATG